GGATTACACCGTACTCGCCGCGCGGCATGGCGGCTGGTATGCGCCGCTCGTCCGCAAGCCGGGCCACGAGACACGGGACGGCAGCACCGTCGCGGCGGAAGTCGTTGCATTGCGGCGCGACCGCTGCGCGGTCGTGGTCGACGTGGACGGCGGCTGGGGCGGCGATACCGTTTCGCGTCTCAAGGATAACGGCATTCCGGTGGTCGGCTTCAAGGGCGCCGGCGTATCCCATGCAAAGACCCGTGATCGCCAGCTCGGCTTCTACAACAAACGCGCCGAAGCCTGGTGGCGCATGCGCGAGGAACTGGACCCCAACCAAGCGGGCGGGTCCGTGCTTGCGCTGCCGTCCGATGCATCAGTGAAGGCCGATCTCGCGGCGGCGCGTTGGGAACTCACAGCGCGTGGGATCAAGATCGAGGACAAGAACCAGATCCGTAAGCGGCTCGGCCGCTCTCCCGACGAAGGCGATGCCATCGTGATGTGCCTCTCGGAGGGCGCGCGGGCCGCGGCGGCGGAACTGCGACGCAGGCAGCGGGAGGCTCGACCAGAGCAGGCGAATGTAGGCTATCCGCATTTGAAAGAGCGGCGGCCGCGATAGCCGGAACCGGCGGTCTTGCCGCCGACCCATGCAGGAGCACGCAATGCCAGACGCGACAACTGGCCGGCTGCCCCGGCGAACATCGCATTCGCCATGGCCGCTCGATGAGCTGGTACGAGCGCAATGCATGGCCTGTGAGGGGCACAACATCGAAAGTATCGCGCGAGCAATCGGCCGATCTAGCGAAGAAGTTCGCCGCAGACTCGATCCGGAGCCGGTGCCGGATCGTCAGGAATTCGCGAGGGTCGGGTACCGGCATCTCAAATACAGATGACAGATGTCGGATGCCAGACGTCAGAACATCCCGTCATGCCACATCTGTCATCCGGAGAATTCGTATGACCAAAGCAAAGCATGATCACCTGCTAATGGCCTTGATTGCAAAGCTGCCGATGGAAATCGCGCAATGGCCTCGTCTGGATCGAATCGCGTGGCTGCAGATGATGGCGATGGCGTTCAACGTGGTCTACGGTCCGTGCGAGGGGATACGGGTCGTGCCGGAAGAGACGCGTTGCGATGAAGCCGACCGAACTCCGAGCGCTCCAGATCATCTTTCGGCGGCGTGGCCTGCAGCAACGGAAGTCGCCTCAAATAGGCCACGACGGTTTTACGTGGACCGCGACGGCTTTGCCCTGGGAGACGGAAAGCCGATCGCTATGGAAGACCTGCCGGCCGGCGCGACCTTGTGGGACGAACGCGTCGGTATCGAATCCGGCGACGTTGCCGCGATCCTTTGGCGCGACACCGGCACTTCACGCCGAAGCCTGCCACCAGGCGTGATTCTCAGACCGATATTCGATGAGTCATAGCGGCCACCAGCCGCAAAGAAAATCGCCGCCGTGTAAAAGGAGAATCCCTTGAGCTCCCTCTTCAAGCCACCGACCATCAACATTCCGCCCCCGCCGGCACCGCTACCGCCCCCGCCCATGCCGGATCCTTTCAATCCAGCCGCCATGGAAGCCGCAAAGGCTCAGGCCGCGGCGCGAGCGGGCCGCTCGTCGACTATTCTCACCACCGCAGCCAATCGAGGCGGACAGACGCCAGCCAGCGGCGTGAGCGCACCCTACGGCGGACGATCGTTGGGTGGCGGCTAAGTCAGCCATGCAGTTTGCGGGCAAAATCCCGCTTTTCTTTGAAGACTGGGATGACCACCCAATGAAAACCCGCATTCAGGAGCTCTTGCAGATCGGCGATCAGCTCTATTCCAAGCGGTTTCCGTTGCTCACACTGTGGCAAAGCTTCGCTGAAAATTTCTATCCGATGCGCGCCGACATGACACGCTCGCGCTACATCTCGGAAGAATTCGCCTCCTATCTCATGACCGGCCGGCCGGTGCTCGCGCATCGCGAGCTTTCCAATGCGCTATCGTCAATTCTGAGGCCGCGCGGAATGGACTGGTTCCAACCCAGAACCGCAATCGAGTCCCTCAACGAGAGTCGTGCCTGCAAGGAATGGCTCGATCGCGCCGGCGCCACGATGCGCCGGGTGATGTATGACGGTGCCTCGCAGTTCACCCGCGCCACCAAGGAGGGCGATGCCGATTACATTCTGTTCGGCCAGTGCGTAATCGAGCCCAGGCTGAACGCGCGGCGTACCGGCCTGCTCTACCGCACTTGGCATCTGCGCGATTGCGTGTGGGCCGAGAACGCCGATCTGGTCATCGATCAGTTTCATCGCAAATGGAAGCTCGACGCTCGCGCCCTGTGCAAGCTCTACCCCGACACGGTGGCCCCCGAGGTCAAGACCAGGGCTGAAAAAGACCCTTTCACGAGCGTCAACTGCCGCGTCATCGTGTTGCCTGCCGACGAATACGACAGTTACGGCACGGACGAGAAAGGCCGGCCGCAGAAGCGCAGCGACGTCCGCCCGTTCGTGCAATGCGTAATCGACGAGGATCATCAGACCATCCTGGAGGAGGTGTCACAGTTCGATCTCGGCTACATCATCCCACGTTGGGTAACGATCGGGGGATTTTCGCAATACGCCTACTCACCAACCGCCATCGTGGCGCTGCCGGATGCCCGGATGCTCCAGCAGATGACGCTGACCTTGATCGAGATCGGCCAGAAGATCGTAGACCCGCCCATGATTGCGGTCGGCGACGCCATCCAGGGCGGCACCAATCTCTACGCCGGCGCCATCAACTGGGTCGATCCCGACTACGACGAGCGCACCGGCGAGGTCCTGCGGCCGATCACCCTCAACGGCGAAGGGCTGCAGTGGGGCACCGAGTACGAAGACAAGATCGAACGCGTCATCAATGAGGCATTTTTCCTCAACGTACTGAATCTGCCCGAATTCGACGGGAAAGCCATGACCGCCTACGAGGTGTCCGAACGGATGAAAGAATATATCCGCCGGGCAACACCGCTGTTTGAGCCGATGGACCTCGAATACAATGGTCGGCTGTGCCAATCCACGTTCGACATCCTTGATCGCGTCGGCGCGTTCGGCTCCCGCCTTGATCGCCCGCCAGCCCTGCGCGATCAGAAAATCGAGTTCAAGTTCGCCAATCCATTGGTGCAGGCCGAGGCTGAGACGAAGGTCGTGAGCTTCACCAAAATGGCGCAGCTACTTGGGGCAGTCATGCAATTCGACCCCTCTGTGCGCGCTGACATCAATTTCGATAAGGCTTTCCGTGGCGTCTATGAAGGCACGGGCGCCCCGGCCGAATGGCTGGAGGATCAGGACCAGGCTGCCGCCGTGAAGGCACAAGCGCGCACCCAACAAGCGGCAGTTCAACAGGCAGCACAGCTTGGCCATGCCGGCGAACAGGCGGGCAAGGCCGCGACGGCAGTAAAGAACGTCGGCGAAATGGCCTCATCGCTGCAGACAGCGGGCTTGATGTGAGGCGCCAATGAGATCTTCACGGCCGAAATCCCAGCCCGATCGTCCCTGGCAAATACCGCGGATCGACGATGCAGATATCTTCGCACTCCAGGCCATTGCCAACGGAACCGCGAGCAATGCGCAGCAGCGGCGCGCCTACGAATATGTGGTACGCGCCTTGTGCGAGACCGACCGCATGACATTTTGGCCAGGCGGGGAGGACGGCAAACGCGCGACCGATTTCGCTGAAGGCAAGCGCTGGGTCGGCCTACAATTACGGCGCATCGAGAAGATGCGTCCGGATCATCGGAACGAATCGACCGAAATCGCCTGAAGGTCTACCGCCGGCCGGTCCACTACGCCCGCTCGCATGACCTGGAAATCCTCAAGCAACATCGTATTCGCTTTCGACCGAATAAGGGTGCGTCATGCAGTACTCCCCGTACCACCCGTTGCGAAAATATACGTGTCCGCTGTTCGATCCCCTCAGCACAACAGCAGCGGCGCTGACCGGCATCGGTACCGCAATTTCCGCGACGAATACCATCGCGGGCGGCGACTACGCGGCGCAGATTGGCCGGATGAAGCAGGCCGAGGCCAATTTCGAAGCTGATCAGGATGTTGCCAATTCCGCCGGCGAAACCGCCGCTGCCCAGCGCCAGGCGATCGACGTCAATCAGCGCGCCAACCTGCTGCGCTCCTCGTCGGTCACGCAAGCGGCCGCGAACGGCGTCGATGCGGATACGGGCAGCGCGCTCACCAACCAAGCGCAGATTACCGCTCGGGGCCGCTACCAAGCCGATATGGACTTGTGGTCCGGCCAGAACCAGGCCAGCGGTTTGATGAACCGTGCCGCCGGCAAAAGATACACAGGCGAGTTGGACGCACTTGGCGGCGAGGAGATGCGCCGCGCATCCACACTCAACGCACTCTCAACAATCGCGGGAGGCGGCGCATCGTTCATGCGCATATACGGCGGCAAGGGGCTGTCCTGATCCAGCGTCCGCGACTTTGACCAAGCCATCCGGACGACTTCGCCCGCCCGGGAGCCTCCCGCAATGCTCCATGGAGCAATTGAGCCCGACGCATGCCCACAATTCCCACCACTGAAGCACTCGGCAGCCTGCCGAACGTGCCGGGCGCGCGCCCGATCGGCGGCTACGATGTCTCGCCTTTTGCGCGCGGCGTCCAGCAGATCGCCGACGCCGGCACGCGATTAGGCCAGGGGGTCGACGATATCGGGAAGGCAACCTTTAAGATCACCCGACAACGAGCCATGACGGAGGCCGTCAACGCCAATGCGTTCATTCATGGGAGACTGATCGAGGCGCGCGAGCGTTATCGGAACGATCCCGACCACGCAACGCTCGCGCAGCGTTGGAACGAGGAAGCCGGAAAAATATTGGAGGATGGGCTTTCTCAAATCTCAAATGAAGACTTGCGAGAGCATGTGCGCAGCAATTTGGCAGTGCCGCTTGCAAGGGAAAGTGCGGCCATCCAAAATCAAGCATTCCGCGGCGCTGCCGATGCCCATGCAAGCAGCCGCGGCAAATATCTGAGCAACCTCGTACATCATATCTCCCTCGACCCGAACGACGGCCTGTTTACCGGCGGTGTAGATGCGCTGCATTCCGCGATAGACGATTCAGTCGCGCGGGGCTTCGTCACTCCCGAGCAGGCCTTGGAGGAGAAGCGCAGCAGCGCACTTGCGCTTTGCGCCGCGCAATACGCGCGAATGAGCCGCGTCGATCCGGACCGGGCGATCAGAGAGCTTGAATCCCGGGACCGCGGTCACCCGTTGCTGACTCAGCTCTCTCAGCAGTCGAAGGACTCGTTGGTCCAGCAGGCGCGGGAGCAGCAGGAAAACAATCTTAAGGACGCGGACCATGCCGCGCTACGTCGCGGACAGGAGAGCCAACGCTCATCCGATCAAGCCGAAAACGAGATCGTTGCAAACCTGACGAGCGAGAAACCGACCCTTACGAGAGCCGATATTTCCAATAATCCACAGCTCACCGACGCGGCGAAAACATACATGCTCGCGCTCGAGGATCGAGCCGCAGCCCCGGATACCGACGCAACGACCTCCAATCCCGCAGCGCGAGGCTTGCTCGATCGCATTCGCCTGCGGGACGGCGACCCGAACAAGATCGCTACGCCCGATCAGATTTATGATGCGTACATCGGCGGGAAACTCAGCAGGGACGACTTCAATTTTGTTCGCAAAGAATTCTTCTCGACACAGACGCCGGCCCAAGCTCCGCTTCTGGCCCACAAGCAGGCCTTTCTAAGGGGCGTCGCGCCCGCGCTTGACCAATCCGACCCGCTGATTGGCGAAATCGATCAGCTTGGCAGGTCCAAAATGTATCTCCTGGAGCGAGATATCGATCGAAAAATCGATCAGTACCTCAAGGATGGCAAGGATCCGCTCGATTTATTTGATCGATCAAAGCCGGACTACGTCGGAAAGCCAGAGTCGCTTGAGCGCTATCGGACCACGGTGCGAGAAGCACTGGAAGAAAATGCCCGCCAACTTCGCTCGACAGCGGTTTCCGGCCCGACCGCGACACCTCAGTCCGTGCCACAACGTCTGATTGACGAAACGCCCTCTGAATATCTCAGACGCACAAACGCTGACCTACCCGAGGCCAAAATGCACGTTCCACTTTCACGGTGACGGATCATGCCGACCAGAATCGAACTTTTGAAACAGGCAGGCTTTTCCGATGGCGAGATCGGCGATTGGGCCACCGGGGAGCGGCAGCGAATGCAGAAGGCGGGATTTACCGATGGTGAGATCGACGATGAGTTCGGTGTCACCCGGCCCCCAAAAGAAGTTCCGGCCGCGTTCGTCGAGCGCTTGAAGCAGGGGAACTGGTTCAATCGCATCCTCGGTGCTGCTGGAGAATATGCGCAAAACTACTTTGGCGACGAACCGCTGGGGTTTTCTCCAGAAAACCGGGAGGCCTTGAGCAGGCTCGGAGTTATCGGCGATATGATCGTTCCGGCCGCAAAACCGGTCGACGCCTTGCTGAGATCGGTGCCGGCGGGAATCGCAGGCTTTGGCGCGGGATTCGGGCAAACGTTGGAGGAAGCCCATGATGCAGCCTTAGGACCGGGCCCATATGCAAAAGGCAAAGCTGCCCGTGATTTTGCGCAATTCGCGCAAATTGCAGGGCTTCTTGCGGGCGCGAACGGGCCGAAGGCTGCGGCAATACGGGCGCCAGCACCGACTGCAACAAGCGGATCGGCCCTCGCATTGCCGCGCGCGGATGACTTTCGCAATGCAGCCGCGAGCATTGCCGCAACCCCGGCAAGCTTCCAGACCGAGCAGAAACTTCTCCGGCTATGGACCGAACATGGCATTCCTCCGATCGAGGTCGCCGAGGATGCGCTGCGCGATCGAACCATTGCGCAAGCCATCCGGTCAGATTCCGAGACGCTTCCCGATGTATATGCAGGGACCAATAGGACGACGACAGCAACCGGTACACTACCGCCTGTAACGAAGCAGCCCAGCGAACGTGCTCAGGTTGATCGCACGACCGTTCCGGCGGAGAACCAAGCCGGTCCGATGAAGACGGAAGAAAGGTCTCCTGCGGACCAGAATGCGCCTGAGCCAGCGCCTATGATCGCTCAGAGCAGAGACATCGCCATGTACGGCCCACCGCGGATATGGCAGCGACCGTTCGCCTGGGACTATCGCGAGCCCCCCCGAACCGATGCGAAAGGACGACTTCTCCGCGATATTGAAGGACGTCCCCTTCGCGCCGATTTCGTCGCCGGGCGGCGATTCGCCGGTGAGGCTGATGAACCCTTGTCGCCAGACGACATTGGAGCGGCACTAGAGCAACTGGATCTCCGGCTTATCGAAACTCCCAAGCTGCCGACGAAAAGCGCAGGTACAGTCGGCTTATATCACGGATATGAATCACGAGCTGGACCGAGTGGCGATATATTCATTAAATCCACACTTAGTCCATCGGACCGGGAATTAGTGACCGCACACGAGTTTGGTCACGCAATAGATCACTTTTCCGGTCTTCTGTCAGAAAGGCTCACGTCCGCCGAGATTGACGAACTTCGTGCGGTTTACAGGACTCTGCGGGCTGGCCCGAGAAAAACCCTTTATCCGCAGCCCGAAGACTTCGGCTATGACGAGCGCCTCGTAAAGCGAGAACTCATTGCCGAGGGTTTAAGAACCTACATGACGAATCCAAACTATTTCAAAATGGTGGCGCCGAGGACCGCGGCCAAGGTTCGCGCGGTCGTCAACGAAAGTCCGTACCTCAAGCACGTCATACAGTTCAATTCGCTTGGCGCTGTTGGTCTGGCCGGCGCCGGTATTGGCAATCAAGATCGAGGCGATCAGTAGAGTGCGCCACTGGCGCTTGCCAGCTCCTGGATACCTTTATTCACGGACCAAACGGAGTTCTATCATGCCTGCAATTACCCAAGACAACGTTCTGCTCTGGCTTCACGGCCGCCGCCTTGGGCTCGTCGGCGACGGCAGTTTTGGCGCCTCCTCGGGACTCATGGTCGACAGCCAACTGGTCGGCTCCAAGCGCGGGCCGGTCAATTCCCAGCTCGCACCGGGCAACAATGGAGTCGGTAACGTCGCATTTCCAGCGGCCGTGGATGGCGATGTGGTGCTGTTCGCGCTCGATCTCACGACACCGGCCAACGTAACGTCAGGTTTCGAGGCCGTCATCTCGACAGCCGGGCAGATTCGGCAAACCTCGGCGACAAACCTCAGCACAAAGAACATCTTCTTCCAAGTCGCACCGGCGTCATGAAGATTGGGAACCCATCATGCACCGATATCGTGAATTTGCACTGGTCAGCGAACAGGACGAAGTTTTGCGCCGCGCCTTTCGCGACGGCTTCAAGCGCGCGGGCCTGTCGTTTGAGCAATTTCTGGACGCCCTCGCCTGGTATCGCGACCATGCGCGTCCGGCGGCTGACGAGGCACAACTTGCTGACGCGTTTACGCAGTATTCCTCTGACCGAGGCTGGCCAGCGGAACAGCGAGACGGTGTCCTCGATCTCTACCGAGCGATCCGCGACAATGGACCTGCAGCGGTGATGCAAGCACCGCGCCCGGACGAGGATCGCGCGATCCTCGGGCGCGCCGATGAACTGCTGCGCAACAATCCGGCACGTTATTGGGGCGATATCGAGTTGCAAGACGCTGCATTCGAAGCGCGCGAGCGGCTCGACGGCCATGCACTCTCGGATGGCACCGCGCGGCCGGCGCCGACGGCGAGCCCGGACCGGCAGCGGGTCGGAGAGATCGAGGCGTTACTGCGCGATCCGAACGGCGACGGACAGCGCCGTTATTGGACCGACAGCGGGCTGCGCACCGACTATGCCCAGGCGCTGGCGCGCCTGCATGGCAGCATCGACAGCGCAGATGGCGGAAGCGCGGCAACATCGTCCGCAATGCCCGAGAATTTTGGCATGGCGCCGCCGACTGCCTGACGCGGCCGTGCTCGCACGCGGCGGAATTGCGTCTCCGATACGTATCGCTTCGTTTTCCCAACGCAAGATCACGCGGCATCGATCCCACGCGCCGGGATCGCGAACCGCTCGTTTCCGGGCGCGACAGGAAATCCTTATGACTCAGGTGACCCAGACAGAAACGCGGAGCTCACGTAAAACGCAGGCGACACCTCACGTCCGACCGATCGTCGCAGACACATCGAAACCTGCACCAGAGGCCGACGTCGCCACGCATGCACGGCCGGTGCCACCGATCCCGCAGAGTGCGATGCAAGATGCCGCATTTGCTCGCAACTGGTGGAGGGTCGTGATCGACGCAGAACGTACGCCCTATGATCGCGTGCTCACCGACGTGACGGTGTGGGGTCCAAACGAAGTGAAGCTGCGCGCCGGCGATCTCGTCGAGGTGCTGGACGAGCAGTCGACGCTATTCGCACTGCTCTATCTTGTCGAGCACGTGCCAGCCAAGATCATCCGCTTTGCCGAATTGCTCAAGGCGCCGCTCGGCGGTGTCGCGATCGGCCGCATCGAGTCGCGGGGAAACCATTACGCCCAATGGCGCGGTCCGGCGAGGCGTTGGTGCATCATTGGACCGACCGGAACAGTCGTGCGCGACGGCATCCTGAGCAAGGAAGAGGCGGAACGTGATGTGACGACGCGCAACATGCCGACCAGCATGGCCTTCGTCAGCCATCCGCGCATGTGAGCGCCTGTGCCTGTACGTCCGCCACCGGTCGCGTCCGGTTTCGACGCGACCCACCGCAATAAACGAGGTGATCAATGCAGGACAACCGTTTCGCGTCCGCGTCGCACTTTGCACCGGCGCCCGAGGACGAAGTGGGCGCCGCCCCTGACGGCGTTTCCTCCAAGTCCTCCGGGCTCAGAGACGTCGGCCTGCATGGCGCCGCTGCGGGCGACGACAGAGGCGGCATTCCCAGTGAAAGGCGGATTGATCCGGCGGTTGCGGCCGACCCGCAGGCAAAGAATCTGGCGCCCGCGTCTGGAGACGCAGCGCCAGCTTCCGCGCCGGTTGCCAAGCCGTTTCCGGAATCCTGGCGCGAGGACTTGGCTGGCGGCGACAAGGCGTTCCGCAAAACGCTCGATCGGTTCGAAAGTCCGGGAGCGCTGGCCAAGGCCTACAAGGAATTAACCGCAAGGCTCTCCTCTGGCGACCTGAAGGCGACAAAACCGCCCCCAGACAATGCGACGCCGGAGCAGATTGCGATCTGGCGTGCCGAACAGGGCCTACCGCAGAGCGCGGTCGCCTATGTTGAAGGATTAAGTCTTGGCGACGGCACGGTGATGGGCGAAAGCGAGACGGCGCTTCTCGCTTCCTTTGCTGACCAGGCGATGAAGGGCCGATGGACAGCTGACCAGTACAATCAGGCGGTCGGCTGGTATTTCGACATGCAGGATCAGATCGCTGCCCAACGCGATCACGCCGACGCGGCTTTCAAGCACGAAGCATCGGCAGAGCTCATGCGCGAGTGGGGCCATGATTACGCGACCAACCGCAATGCCATCGCGCAGTTTTTCGATCAAAGTTTCCCGGACGGCCTCAGGGATGCATTGTTGACCGCTCGCCTGCCCGACGGCCGGGTCCTTGCCAATCATCCTACCTTCAACAAGGCCATCCTCGAGGTTGCAAAGTCCATAAATCCAAGCGGCACGCTGCTGCCGAATGCATCTGGCGACGGCCTGTCCAACGTGGAGAACCGCATCGCGGAGATCGAAGGAAGATATATGCGGGCGCCCCACGGTTCCGATCGATGGAAGAGCTACTGGGCCGGCGATTCCGGCGCCCGCATGCAACAGGAATATCGCGGGCTGCTCGCTACCCGCGAACAAGCACGGCGTGACCGCGCGGGTTAGTATCAGCCGATCGGCTCATCGTCGTGTGGACGGCGCACGCACCGAGCGCTTGAGCGAGGTTGCGGCGCGTTGCGACCTCGGACCTTTCAAGGCGGCTTCGAGATCGTGAAGGTGCCTGCGGGTGGCGACCAACGCGTCGGCCTCAATCGCGCGGTAGCGTTCGACCAGTTGCTGCCCGAATGGCGTCAGCGTCGCCCCGCCACCATGGACGCCACCCGGCTGCGCGGCGATCACGGCATCGCGAAAACAATTGTTCATGTCATCGACCAGAAGCCAGGCACGCCGGTACGACATGCCGAGCATTCGACCTGCCTGTGAAATCGACCCGGTCTTCTCGATGGCTTCGAGGAGGCGAACCTTACCGGGCCCCAGGGCTCGTCCGCTGCCCAAATCCACTCTCAGCGTCAGTCTTGGCGTGTCCATGATCGCGGCGCCCCGAACTCGAACTGGGTCACCATAGCATTTCCGCCGATTCGTCGCCTGTTGACGCTCACGTCATCAGCCATACTCCACCTTTGTCGTAGCGATACGATGACGCCATTCGCAAGACGATCGGGCATCCCATCAGCCGCGGATCCACACGGGCGAAGTTCTTCCGAACTTACCCGATCCAACCGCAGCGGCCCCGAGCGGCTTGCAATTTCACCCGCCGATGGAAAGCCCTGCGGGGCAGGTGACGGCGCTGGTTCCAGGAATCAGACCTCAGTTGTCAGCGGCGTCTCCACGTCCTCTGACGGCCGATTGTCGATCCCCTTAAACCGGCCAACCCCGATCATGCGCCCGCAGACAACCGGAACAGAGGCACCTCAACAATGACCAAGAAGGACTGGATCAATGGCCGATTCGGCATTTCAAATCCAGTAGACACCGATGCTGGTCTGGAACTAAATAACGGGAAAGCGCAAGCCAACCCGACGGAAGGATTTCTTGGCCCATGGCACACGGGGCTGGGATCGATGAATCTTTCGTCAAGTATTTGGCAGGTTTGCTAGATGCTGACGGATCGCTATCGTTTAACTTCAAGCGCGATCTGAACAGACCTGATCGCTATTTCCTGAGCCTTAATCTGCGGCTTGCGTCGTCCGACGCAGTTGACAAGCATGGGTTTGTCGAAAGCCTGCCAAAACAATACGGGATCGGTTCGGTCTCGCGTTATGGCAAGGGTTCGCAATTCATCGCTTGGGCTGTCTCAAAGCGTGCAGACCTCGAAGTGCTCTTGCCGCGACTCATCAAGCATATGGTGATCAAGGCGAAGCACTGGCAATGGATACTCGATACTTGGAGAGAAACGAGAGCCGGCAGAAAAACCCTTTCGCTCGAAGAACGAGAGAAATTGACGCTGGCGAGTTCTCAGTCGCGACGCACCAATGCCGGACCATTGAAGCCAAAGAACCATCCTACGTGGGCTTGGCTTGCCGGCTATCTTGATGGCGATGGCTGCTATAGTTACCGAAGTTATCGTGTCAATGGGTATACCCAGTGGGCGATTTACGTCAGTGCTGTGGCGCACATCAACGATATCATGGTGCTGCAATTCCTGGAAAACTCCTTTGGCGGCCGGATCATTGATCAAGGCCAATCCGAGGTGGTAAAAATCTGGAAACGTAGTCTCGGGTATCAGAACCGCGATTTCGCATTGCGGTTTTTATCAAAGCTCGCCAGACATTCCAGGCTCAAGCGACACAAGATCGATGCGATAATTCATCACCACCGGCAACGACTGAGTGTTCCAGGCACGAAAGTGCAAGCGACAGTCTGAACGCATCTTTATGCGTATGTTGATCGTCAGGAGTTCATCGCCCAGTTCGAGCAGGGCCAGTCTTGGCTGCGTAACGTCTGCACGACTGAAGCGGTGATCAAGGGCAACCAGGCGATGTTCCTGGTGGCCGGTTCCGGCGGTGCCACCGCCGTCACCCGCGGACTCAACGGCAACATCCCGCCGCGCGTCGACAGCCTCACGCAAGTACCCGCCACCCTCGTCGAGTGGCACGACAAGCCCCAGCGCACTGAATTCAACATCTTCGCCAGCCAGGGCGACGGCCGTCGCATCATGCAGGGTTCGACGGTCAAAGTGTTAAACCGGAAGATCGACCAGGACATCCTGGGCGTGCTTTCCGGCGCATCGAGCAATCTGGGCGCGGCTCAGGCGATGACCCTCGCGCTGGCAACACGCGCGCTCGCGCATCTCGATCTGCAGGACGTCGACACCACCGAGGAAGACAACATGTTCTTCGTCGGTTCGCCCGCCATGCGGGCCTATCTGATGCAGATCCCTGAGTTCCAGAAGGCCGAATACGTCGAGATCAAGCCCCTGATCGGGCCTGCTCGCCGCTTCCGCCGCTGGGCCGGTTTCAACTGGATATTCCATCCGCACCTTCCGAACGTGGGCACCGCCAACGAGCAGTGCTTC